CAGCTCTTACTTTAAATACATTTACAGCTTTATTATATGTTTGTGGATCTAAAGCATCCGAGAACCATATAAAGTCACGCTCGCTTTCTGTTAGTGATCCAGATAAGAATAATCTATTATTTTGTGCCCAAGCACCAAGCGTTGTTTTAGGTGCAGAAGTATTCTCGCTACCTTCATCAGGATAAGCTGTGAATTCCCATTGGTCTAGATCAGTATGTCCTGTAGTTGCTGCGAATGTGATAGTAACTCCATTATTTAATGTCTGCGCAGAACCTGTAACAGATACTGTACTAGCATCCCAAGTAGAACCACCATCATCACTCCATCTAAAAGTGTCAGGAGTTCCCTCTGCATCAAAAGCAACAACATAGTCTGTATCCACTGTACCAGAGAATGTTCCTCCTGTTGAGAAGTCGTCTAAGCCACTTCCAGTCATTGTGTCAGCGCCAATGAATGTTTGGATATCTTCGTTATCATCCATAACATGTACATTTTCTGTACCGTTCAATATAAACAAAAGATCTTTAGCTTGAACAAAGTTTGTATCTTTATCTGCTGTGAAGCCAGAGTCTATTGTAGTCCATGCATCAAAGTCATCATCTAATCTCTCTAAGTCTGTATCCCTCATACGATATATTCTATCAATGGATAACCCAACTTTATAATGCGCTAATCCAACAACAGAATCTTGTTCATATTCATCAGCGACTCTTGCACCATCATAAATATTAATTAGTTGTAGCATTCCATCGAATGTAGCTGTTCCTGCAGCATTGTTACCTATATACAAAGGATTTGCGGAATCATCTTCTACTGTTGCATCTCCTGTTGTCTGTGTACTATAAGAAGCCTCAACTCCATCAATATATATTGTAGGCACATCTGAAGCTAAATGAGCTTCTATCTTGTGCCATACTCCAGTTGTCATCGTTGTAGATGTGACAGCTAAAGCATTAGCATTAGTTCCTCCTGTATATCCTACTTCAAATGAAAGTTTTACTGCATCTGCAGCCTCAGAATGAGTCCATAGTCTATAGCCAGAAGTTGTTGCTCCCATCTTATCTACAATTCTTCCTATGTCGTTAAGACCATCATTATCAACTAACAGAAAAGTTGTTATACAGAAATCTCCTAGATCAGTAGCATCTATTGTTGTATTAGCAGGTACTGCAATTGAAGATGTTGTTCCATTAAACACTGCTGCTTTCCCAAACTTACCATCGTCATAAGTTATAGATGTTTCAACTCCATCATTTGTCCCTATATCATCATCTGCATCACTAGCGAAGAAAGACCATTGTGTTACAAGTGTGTCTGGAGTTTCTCCTATAGGTGTATATCCATCACGCCCACTAGCTTTGCCAGCATCAGTTATATTTGCGTTTCTAACTAGAGACGCATAAGGACTCTTTACTAAGGATGGTTCTGACGTTGAATCTTCTCCGCCATTAAAGGACTTAATTCTAATTTTCTTCTTTTTTCTGACTATCGGCATTATAAGATCCAGTTATAAGGTGTTGTTAATGGATATTTATTTGAGCTCTCTACTGGTTTGAATTGTTCTATTCTTGTGGTTATCTTTCTAGATGCTTGCAGTTCTTTTGTCATAGTGATAAACTTTTGTTCTGCGATGTTTCCTTCTGCTTCTAATCCATCTTCTTTAAGAGCATCAGCGAACGCTCCTTGTATTAATTCTATACAGCAATCAAAGATAGGAATGTCTTGACTATTGTCTAATCTTCTGAATTGCTTTTGGTATGTAATCTCCCATGTTGCTTGTGTTCCATCAGGTTTAGAAACAGGAGAAACTTTAAACCATTGATAAGCATGAGCATATTCAGCAGGAGATATTTCTGAGTATGTCGTCGAGGAATCTGTTCCACTTACTGTAATCTTTCCTACGACTGTCTTTCTTGCACCATCATCAGTAGCTGCGCTGACTCTCAATCTTTGATCAGCATCAAAAGTGCTTGTTGATGTTGCGGGAGATGTTCCTGTCAAGACAATATTTTCACCAATCTCAACTCCTCCAACAAAGCCTTCTATTCTAACAACATTAGGTGATATATCTAATGCGCTAGAAGAAACAATATCAACAGTCTCACCAGTTGCGCCAACAGAGTTCTTTACTGTGTGCATAACAGATAGTCTATATCTAGTAGGATTGTCAGAAATAATATTCCCTACTTTATCTAGATCAACAGCATGTTCTCTATTGTGGTTTTCAACAATGTCTTCTTCAATAACTCTTCCATTAGTTTTATCAAAGATAGTGATGATCTTACCAACATCTCTATCGAAAACATATTCAGTTGTACTTGCTGTCAGAGTTAGATCATAATCATCTATTGACTCTCTCCAAGGGAATGATCTATATATGCGAGCATAGATAGTGTTTATCCAATCCCTTACTTTTGGAGTTAAATCATTGTCATTAGATACTCCAGTATTTGTGTTCTGTATCTTAGCTTGGACTTGTCTTTGTAATTCTGTAAAAGGTAGTAACATTATTTCTCCTTAATAAAATATCTTCTGCGCTATTATGTGAAGATCATGATCATATCCAAAGCGTTGGTAATAATTTCTTCTCTTCATAATAATATTAAATCCTAATTTCTCTAATTCTCTGCATAGAGATCTTTCGTTCCACATAATATAGGTATCGTTCTTTCTCCAGTGAGGGAATAAGTTCCCTGTCTTGTTATGCAGAAAGTCTGTGTCAGGTGTCGAGATGAAGATGACTCCATCATCCTGGAGAACATCATACGCTTTTTTAAGAGCACCAATAGGATTCTTAAATTGCTGTAGTACAAATCCCATCCACACAAGGTCGTATGTTTTCTGATATAGTTTTTCTGTTGTTTCAAAATCATCCTTAATAAGCCTGTCTGATTCCACAATATCTTTGTTTGTATCTATCCCAAATGTGATCCATCCACGTTCTTTGAAATAATTGATATTGTTCATTGGACCAAAGCCAACATCTAAGATCTTTCTACCATACGTTAATTCTTCAATGAGCGGTGAATACTGTTTTGCTGCATGATGCCCTATAAGGTCGTATTCTTTTATCTTATAGTGTGTAGCTACATACTTACTGTCTTTAATTTCTAGCTCTGGTGGCTCCGATTGGAAGCATACTCCACAAGAACAGAAATACCATAATGCTGCATCCTCTTTGTTAGCTGTCTCACTTACGCTCTTAGCATACGCTGTAGGTCTCCCACATATTGGACATTGCTTAGGATATACTACTTGACCTGATGCCATCTATTACCTCCGTGATTCTTTTTAACAATCTATCTGCTGGTTGACCTTTAGCCATACACCAACAAGCTCCAGTTAAATTATCTATTGGACATTGTATTTTATGATCGTAAATCAACCTATAGCAAGGTGAACATTCGCATACTTCTGGGTCTGCTTCTAAAGAATAATCATTATCAAAGTATTTAGTGATATTCTCTATGGTAGTGTGACCTAGAATGCCTATTTTTGGCGTTGAGAAGGCTCCTGCTGCATGCAACACTCCTGTGTCAGGTGAGATTACCAAATCTACTACTTTGGTCAGTACCATCGATTCTCGAAAGGAAATCTTTCCAGCTAATGGTGTAATTCTCTCATCTTCTAAGGTCTCTATAATCTGACACTTCTCTCCGCCTATTGTGATGATGTGCAGGTCTTCATATTTCTTTAGCAAATCACCAATGATATAATCTGTCCATGGATATACTTTGTTAGATCCACTTCCAGATAAACACCATAAAAGGTTGACACCTTTCTTAAGATACTTCGATACTGATTCTTCTTCAGCTTTTTCAATGAACAAATCTGGTTTCTTTCGCTGGAACGAAATGCCACTCCATTCCTCAGTAGCTTCATAGTAGTTTCTATCCCCTCTTTTTTTTCTTTCGGCTTTAGGGTAAACATACGATGGACTTCTTGGATGGAGGGCTACATTTACTTCAATGCTCTCACTAAAATTCTTAAACCAATCAGGCTTTAAATCTTTTTTAATCTTCTTCCAGTAGTTTTCAATATCTGGATCATTCTTGCCTTCTTTCTCATACTCGATAAACTCATCTATAAATGGATTGTTCTTTAGAACTTCCATACCGCGCTTACCACAATTCAAATATGTTTTGTATCCTTGTTTCTTCAGTGCTCTAAACAGTGGAGACAAGATGATCATATCTCCATAAGCACCTGTTCTAATAACTAATGCTTTCTTCATTTTTGGACCTTCCTAAATAAAAGATGATATTCTCTAATACAAATAAACAGCATCTCTGATAAATATCTTTTTGAATGTATACACTCATAACCATTCTCTTCCATCATCTCTATGAAACTATCCATGTCCCATAGGATGTGATGCTCTCTTAGTGCCCAATGTCCCCAACAAGAAGGAGCAGCCCAGTCTATATAATAAGGATCTGGCATTGATACAAATAATAATCCACCCTCTGATAAACATCCGTGCATATTTTTCATTGCCTGTATCGGATCTTTTAGATGTTCCACAAGGTGAGACATCCAGATACAATCACTATGTAATTTGTTAACAATTTTTGGATCTTCAATATCACCAATAACAATTTCATGATCCTCGTCAGTGGAAGCAGGATTGATATCAACTCTAGTTGTCTTCCATCCTTTTTTCTTAGCTTCATCTAACAATGTAGGATTAATAGATCCTATATCACAAAAACTCTTAATATCTTTTAGCTCTGATAGAATAGGATAATAATAAGCAAATCCATTCTTAAGTCCTTTGTCTATGTCTTCTCCACAATACTTAGCAGAATAAAAATCATCATAAATACGCTGATCCATGTTTGACCAGTCTGTATAGAATATGTTTCTACAATTACAAAAAGCATATCCTCTGTCAAGAACATCAACTTTTAGTTTAGAATTCTCTGGACTTGTAACTGTCCCTCTAACTAACAGCGGATGCTTCGTCTTGCACAAGGGACATTCCATCAGCATTTTCGCAGGAAAGTCTATCCTTGAGAGGGAACCTGCCCTCTTTATATGCCCTGTAAGTTTCATCTATTTTATCCTTTACTTGTTGTTTATCGACATGAACACACATTGGGTATCCATCCTTATGCGGACAACCTAAGAATTTATATGGACCCTTTGAACATGGTGAACATTTAGCAGGTGACTGAATACTGAAATCACCTTTAGCGTTGTTAGGATGGTTTATAAGACTTGAAGAAGTCATTATCTGTATTGATGGTGTTTTCCACATACTACCAGCAACTCCTAATCCTGATTCCATAGTCAATAAGCAGTCTATATAGCGGATCATATATACTGCCTGTCTAAATGGAAACTTCCCAGCTATGGTTGTAACTCTGTCGGTCTCTTCGACCATATCTTTACATGTTTCATCTCCAGTAGTTATAATGTGAGCATCTGGATATTTGTCTAAGATATAAGCTATATATTCTTTATAATCTAATAATACTTTATGTATCGTTGTTCCTGTTAGATTAATCATCACAACAAACTTATTCTTAAACCTCTCCATGTATTTTTCTACTATTTTAGTTTCCTCTGGCGTATACCAAACTTCTCCAGTATACTTACCCATTAATTCAGGAAAACCTGCCCACTTAATGGTCTGGTCGTAGAAACTTATTTCACCCATCCAATCTCTTGCTTTCTGGTGCATGTAGTATTCTGGCATTTCTTCCATAGCCACACACCCAAACTCAAGAGAACGAAATAGATTTATAAATAAGTCATACCCCATAGATAACTCTTTCCAATGTCTATCCATCATGGTTAAGTCTCTATAGGCATCTATGTGCTGAGATGGCTCAAAAAATAACAAATTGTCAATGAACGGATTACAAGCTAAGAGTTGTGTGCCCTTAATATTTGTCTCAAAATCTACTTGATCGTAACCATGTTCTTTCAATAAGCGAGGGAGATGTGAACAATGAATGATGTCTCCGTAAGCACCATATCTACTTATTAAAGCCTTCTTCACCGTTTACACCTCCCTCATTTAGTGGACACTACTTTTTATTAACTATCAGAAACAACAAAACGCTCAACATACGTTACAGATGCAGTTACAGCAGCTACAATAGCGTCTGTTCCTATAAATGTAAACATTAAGTCGTCGTTTGCGTTTAATTCAGTCTCATTAATCGTCATAGCTCTAATCGAACCTTTCACGTTTGTTCCTAAGGCAATCGTGCCTAAAGCTACATTCGCTCCAGTACCAGCTAGTTTAGAATTCAAAATAAGGCTTTTAGCCGAACTTGTTCCACCAGCGGTATAATAAAGATTAACTTCAGGTCCGACAGTAACTGGCATCTCTACAGTAGTTGTACTATAAATTAAATCAGTACCTGCGTGAGTTCCAACTGTGCTTCCTGTATCGTTCATTAACAGTATCTTTTTTGATCCGTAAGAAGGATCTGAATATGTTCTACTCATTAGTATTCCCCTTTATGCGGATGTCATTAAGATTATACGAGTTTCACCGTCAGCAGTGAAATCCCAAGTTTTCTTGAATCCTGTCAATGCGTACCAACCGATACATTGATCACGACCAAAATCTTTTGGCATATCAATTCTGATGTTTTCAGGAATAACTAAACCTTCTTTTACTGCGTCTCCACCGAAATAAACAGCTTCACCGAATACGCTGCCTGTTCCTAAGACGTTTGAAAGAACATTAGTTTCTTCCACAAATCTACAACCATAGTATCGTCCAACTTCACCGTTATAAAGCGGATTCATTGTAGTATTCTGTGCTTTAGATTCAAAGAAATCATACAACCCACGGATAGCGTTTGTAGAAGCAATACAAATATAGTTGCTTCCATCATATCGTGGGATATGTAGTGTTTTCATTTTGTCAACAATGTCTCTTGCATTTTTATCAGACATGTTAGCATTAGCAGTCGCAGCAACTGTTGAATTAGAAGTAAAGACTGTTGATGCAGTGGATGTACATACTGCAATATAATCTGTTGCTTGGAATTCAGCTGAAGCTCCTCTATCAAGAACCTTTGCCATATCATCTCGTAAAACTACTTTGATTGACTCTGGTACAGCGATAGATGCTAGTGTTTCATTCTTTAGCGTATACGGAATTGAGTTACCATACTCCGTAATTGATAAAGAACCCTGTGTAATTGTATAATTGTTCTTTGGGATTGTCTCTGTCTCTGTTAAAGTTCCACCTGCAGTAGAGATATTACTAATCTTCTCAAATAAGAAAGTATCACCTCGGCTACGTCCAGCTGCAGATTTTGCATCTACAAACTGACGAAACTTCATTATAGGTTGAGAAGCATGACGGATCTTTCTTGAAAGCTCATCGCTCGCAAGATACCCACCCAAAGAATTAACTGACCATAATTGTCCAGACATTTTAACTCCTTGTTACATACCTATTCTATCGTTTTTAAATCTTAGTCTCTCTCCGAGAACCTCGTCAAGCTCAGACTTCTTTGAAGAAGGTTTTGGTATCTTAGCATCTGTAACAGATGAAGCTCCATCACCTATAGTCTTCTTGCGTTGTTCCTTTGAAAGCCGATTTTGTAATCCTTCCACTTCTTTAGACGAATTCTTTACTTTCTTCTTAGAACCTAACATCTCTAAGAGAAGTTTTTGAAAGGCTTTTTCAACTGCCTTTCGCATACCGCCATCTACTGAATATTCAGACTGATTTTTTGTGAAAAGGTCGTCTGCTAGTTTATAGAGTTTACTATTCTTATCTTGTATGTTGAATTCTGGATTTGACTTCAGAGCTTCTTGTTCATACGCGTCAGAGGAAAAGTCCTTGATTACTGTCTGCCATTCTTGTTGCTTACGAGCTAAACGTGATGTGGTTTCCTGTTGATCCTTACGATATTTAGTCATAAGGTCTTCTTCCTGCGTCTTTAGCTTGTAATTAATGACCTGCATAATTCCATCAGGGTCTCCTTCATCGATAAAGTCTTTGATAGCTGAGGTGAGTTCCTTGTCAGATATTCTTTCATCTTTCTTGGTCTCTTCCTTCTGCTTCGCAGTATCTATAAACTTCATAGCTTTCTCTAATCTTTCTTCAGCAGTCTTCTTGGCTGCAGTTAATTCGTCTATTCTCTTTTGGACGTTCTTAGATGTTTCAGATTTTTCAGCTGGTTCTGAATCTTCAGTTTCAATCTCGTCTATAATGGAGTCTATACTTTCGTCTGAGATATCGTCAGCCTCAGCACTTTCTCCTGGATCGATTGAAGTTTCTTCACCATCAGTATCTAGTGGTTTATCTATAACCTTTTCTGCTTCTAGTGAATCAGCTAATTCCTGTGCTTTGGATATAAACTGTTCTGGTTGTCCAGAGTCAGTATTCTCTTGCTCAATCGTTTGTGTTCCACTTGATTTTTCTTTTGTCATTTTGCTCTCCATAGTTTTAAGGTCTAAGAACCTGTGCCATCATTATCAAAGGTCAATGAAGAAACCTATGTTTACTTTCTTTTCTTTTTTGGAAGTACGTCATATCCAGTAGGTAAACCTTTTCTACTTGGAAGTCTTTGGCTATCTGCAGCTTCTTGTGCTTTGCGCTCTTTAGCCATGTCGATCTCTTTTACTTTCTTCTTCTTTCTCATTTCCATTATTTGCCTCTCATACTTATTGAAGATGTTAATGCTTTTAGTTTTTTCTCGATAGCTCTTTGTTTCTTCTTATCTGTCTCTAGTGTGTGTTGTTTTGTAAGTAAGGCTATGGTCTTCTTGATCATGTCCTTATCTACCACTATTTTCCCTGTACTTTATGTATAACTTCTTTTGAGAATTCTCTAGCAGCTTTATTGCCTTCTGCTTTCTGTACTTGGTTGATCATAGAATTAACAAGCTCTGCGTTTCCACCTTTACCATGACGGATAGCTGTCTTAATAGCTTGTTCATATCTCATACCAATTTTAGGTAACTCACTCATAGATCGCTCCTCCTTCGTCTATTTCATCTTGTCCTACGTTTGAATAAGAAGAGTCTAGAAGTGGTATTTGATAATCATTATTCTTTTTAGCTCTGAGTCTTTTCCTAGCACCTTCAGCTATACTGTAATAAGTCATAAGGTGATTGTTAAAGTTAATCAACCCTTCTCTGTACCATAAAAGATTCTCTGCCTTAGCATTAGAAATTCTCTTATCTCCAAAAGATCCAGAATTCCAGACTCCATTCTTTTGTCTATACCCAACAACGTCAGCAACCATTTTATCAATAAGTGGTTTGACAATTGTTTTCCAACCTTGCGTATCCATCATCTGCCTTAATTGCTGTGCATTTTTAACGTGCAGATGGTCGTTCTGTTTTTGGTTTTGATTGTCCATTTCCACCTTTCCTTGAGATTTGTTGATTGATCTGTCTCAGGGTATTGTCTCCTTGAGCTATTTCGGACTGCATATCTTCGTATATTGCTTTTAGTTGAGTAATCTGATTTTCCATAGCAGTGATTTGTTGTGTGGCTATCTCTTTAGGGTCTGTTAAGAATTCATTAGGTTCTTTAACTCCATCCTTCTCAAAGAAATCTTCAAATCCTCTGAAGACATCCTCTTTAGTTGCGACGCCAAGGTTGTAGCCATTGACTATTCTTTCTAGTCTTAATTGCGCCCTTTGGACTTGCAACATCTTGTCAGCCATTTCAAGAGAACCATTAACTGCAATATCAGGAATAAAATCAAAATCTTCTCGTGTAATTGTAGTCCCATTTATTACTAGAGGTGTTGTTAGACGCTCTCTGAAAACAAAGAAGACTTTCTCATATACTTGACGTATTGAATTAATAAATAACTTCACATCAAGGTTAGATGAGAATTGAGCTTCAGTGATTCCTATCTGAACTTCACCAAGAGTTTTTCCTCCTCCTTTATTCGTTGCATTTCTAAACAACTGGTCTGTAATGCCTATATACTCTTCACCAAACGCTTTGAGGTATTGCATAATACGTTCTGATGATAGGTCAGGTACAGAGCCTCTGTTGACTTGATTAATATCGTCATGTGTATTGACATTAATCTTTTGTCCTGGAATAAATCGCATATTGTCTGACGAGAGAGGTGAGCTATTTAGCACTGTGAACATCGGTGCGTTATTTATATCATCACGGATTAACATGTTGTTTAGAGATTTCTCCATAAACTCTTGTACTGATCTGATTTGTTCTGGAGTACCTCTTGATGAATAGTATCTATCATCTACAACTTCGTTATCGTGTTTAACGTAGTTCCATCCTGGAGATTCAAAAGGATATGGAATATATTGGATAATGGCTTCTTCAGGATCATCAATATCAGCGAAATAAGTGAACACCCACTTTTCGTATTGTTTCTCTGCACTTGGCTGATACCATGTAATTGTTTCGTGAATCCTATAAAGACTGCCAACAGTTTCTTCGTCTTCGACACCTTCTAGATGAGATTTGATTTTCTCATTAAGGTCGTTATCACCTGTCTGTAAATTCTTTCCTTCGCTCTTTAATATCTTAAATACTTTATCTTTAATAAGAGTATTGTTTAGCGCTAGTTTTACTAGCTTGTCTTTAGTCCAGAAGAATTCATTTGTAACTCTATAAGCAGAGTCTATATCAACTGTGCCAACAGGAACAAATACTTTCTCTGGTAGAGGTAGAATAACATTAGGCAGTGAAGTTACAACTTCGGTACTAAACTTAATAACTGTCTTGTTGGCACTAAACTCAGAGATAATACGAGATAAGGTTTTTGAATCCTTATCGTTGTCTGGATCTAGTCCGTACCTGTCTGCTAGGAATTCTATCTTCTGATCTTTTTGTAAGTTTTTAAATTGAGCGATCTGCTCATCTGGAAATTCTGATAGGTCTACAACTTTGTTGACCATGCGTGAATCAAATCTTTCTGCAATCTTAAATATGCAATGTCCTTTTTCTAGGAAACGATCAGCAGCTAATGTTAGTTTTCTCAGCCAATCCATTTGTGGTCTATGAAAGATCCAGTTCATAGCTAGATTTGCCTTCTCACCTTTTTGCTGTAATATCGGTGTAACATTCTGAATGCCTTCTTGTGGAGAAACCTTCATATAGCGTTTACCAGAAGTAACAGCTAGAACGTATCTAGGCTTTAGTTTACGGATAATTTTATCTGACTCTTGGATAGGAATATCTGGAGCACCTGGGTATGGAAAGTCTGACACTCTCTTGATACCTTGTCTCATATTACGAGCAATGCGCATCTTCTCTTTCCAGCCTTCAATACCGCCAATATCATTCTGACGTATATCGTCTCTCATGTCTCTGAAAAACTCTAATACCTTCTCTGGAATTCTCTTCTCGGATTGTTCTCTTACCGAGGGTTTAGCTTTTAAAACCATCCATATCCCCTTCCATGTGACGCTTCTTTATGCCAACCATATCCACCTCTTTCTGGCAGTATGTTTGGTGTGCGTTTATAGTCAAACTCTTTTTTATAAATAAACTTTGCTCCCCATAGTCCGTAAATTAAAGCATCGGCTCTATCAGGAGATCTTGAAATTCTTTTTCTTACTTCGTCTTTCTTTTCTACTTGAAACCTGTCATTAGCTATAATATGATATTTCAAAGATGTTAAATCATTAACTAATACAGGATCATTCTTAATACTTACTTCACCTTCCGCAAACTTGTCTGCTGCGTGAAACCACATCTCTGTCTTTAGGTTAGCATATCTTTCTTTGTCTAGCGCAGCTTTACCAGAATGTATTTCCATCATCTTTAGTTTTGGATCATTCATAATCAAGGTATTTACAATATCACAAACACCACCGCCAAAACCATCGGCATCAATTACGATTAAATCACTCATGTTCTTCTTAGCCATCTTCACAATTTGCGCTGCTGTAGAGTCTGCTGGCTTCATACCGTAAATCATCTCATCTGTTATCTTGTTGTCTACTAGATTATATATAACTGTTTCATCTCTTCCGTATCGTGCAACATCAGCTGAGGTAACTCGTCTATCTTGTTTTACTTTGATATCGCGGTCTATACAATCCATTACCCAAGAAGACTTAATTAAAATATCTAAACTTTCTAGATGATCCCATGATCCGTATACATAAGCTCTAACAAGTTCTGGTCTATGCTTAAAGGCGTCCATAAGCCTATCAATGTATGCTTGGTCCAGAAATGGGTTGTCTGTAGGCAATGCTTGAAGAAAGACTTTAGATCCGTCATCAGGAGGATTGTCTATATAGTCATTCTTTAAAAATGAGGGTGCAGGATTTGCTGTCAGTAGAACTTTATAGTCAGGAACTTTACCATTGTATCTAAGGCGTAACGTGCCTTTGAGCAAACCAAGCTCGTCTCTAACAATCTCCTCAGCTTGATCTATAAAGACCCATGCGAATTCTGCAGAGTTAAACTTGTTAACTGAGGTCTCGTCGTCCATACCACCATAGAGAATTTTAACGCGCTCTTGAACAATGATCTCCTTATCAAGAGGGCGAATCCTGTAGAACGAGGCAGGAATCATACGTTTCCATGTCTCAAGCGTGGTTTTAACGAAGTCTACCCCTCTTTTTCTGCCCATGAAGCCAACTGGCATAACAAAGTCTGGATTAGCAGGTATTTCAAAGAGCCTTATCAATTTCTCACATTGTAGGTAAGCCCACAATACAGCGAGTACGCTCTTGCCACCGCCTTTAGCTCCTCCGTATAACACTTCTTCTACTGCTGGGTTATCGAGGATCTCTAAGGCTTCAGTCTGCTTCGGTGTGAAGCGCAGCTCAACTTCTTTCATATTCCCTCACGACCACTTTTATCAGTTCTGATATATCGTCTTTATCGACATATATAAATTTTAGACATTCTTTATCTTCTCCACAAACATAGCTATGCTGTGTTGTGAAGTTATTCTTCTCCAGGCATTTCCATACCCGCGTCTCTAAATTCTGCATCAGTTTTCTCCAACAACGCTTCTGCTGCTTCCGCAACTGTATTAACTACTACCGCCTCTGGTATGTGGTTTTTAATGATCTTGATTAGGGTTAACTGATTCCCTGCTGCAGGACCTTCCACTTGGTTCGGTACGCGTCGTTTATAAAGCTCAAGGGCGATACGCATAACTTCCTTCTCGGGAAGATCTGTTTTGCCCTCTAGCGCTTGTATTATTTTCTGTTCGGATAATTTGAGGACTTTGCGCGCCCTCTTTACTTGGTAGGTTTGAGATAGATCTTTTGAGTCTGCTCTGCTCATTCGTCTCCGTAGTCTGTATTGCCAAATAGTCGGGAGCTAGTATCAATTTGCCTTTATATCTAGTTCTCCAAATGAACCGCTCCCTAACTACTAAGCTAGCACAGAAAACCTGCGCTGTCAAGGAATACCTTATCTTTTTATCATTCCCTCTAGGGGGGGTGGAGTAACGGACTCCATACATACAGGTGTAGAACAACTCTATTTGACCCATACCCCCTTCTAATAGGGTACCCTTGTATTTATATGGTAATATATTATGGGCGAGTGTAACGAGCCCTATGTTCCACGCGTTTCTCAATGGTCTTCAGTGCGGGTGTAGTTAACAATAACCTGCTATCCTGTGTAAACTGTGCGCGTGAAACATTGCATGCAACCCACTCAGTCGTTATATCGCTCACATAATAGTATAAACCTAGCTATGCTCCACGTGAAACACTGTGTAATCCCTGTGTAGAGCACACATATATAGCCCTATAACTATGCAAGTGACATGCAAGTGACAACAACAAAGCACCACTATCATATAGTAAGTAAAGCCTCATGTTATCTCTTTAATGGGCGGAATGGGACACTAAGTATATTATACTGTAAACAGTTACAATATATAACTATCATTAACTACTAACTACTTATTACTAACTACTAACTACATAACATAACAATACAGTAGTAGTAGAGCTTGTTAATAACTCTCCATTTATGTGCATTTACACTGGGGAAAACCTGTGTAAAACCCTATTATGGTTGACTTTGATTACCAAAGTCTCCGCTCAAGACCAATGCAACGCACTCAATGAGCCAAAGCACTCAAGACTCTCAACGACTCGTTGAATCGCTGGTTTCTTTAAGACTATTATATCCACAAAACCGCAAAGCTAAAGATAACGACCCTTCAGGAAGCTATGTAAACCGTGAAGCACTCATTTACTATTTATTTTACTTAGCCTATGGTTCTAGCCAACACAACCTTTGAGGTTCTACTCATTGTTTAGTGTGATGTCGATTTGAGTGATCGACAACACAATATTAACTGAATAAAGACACGACAATCGATATTGAACAATTATTAACTAATTTCACAGCATTATTACTGATTTATTTGTAGAGAATTTCCTCACCAAATTACTTAATAATTCTTCACCCTTCGATTGTCTTGCAGCGTTCGTGAACCACTCTCGAGCGAAGCGCCATTAAGTAGTCTAAATCTCATAAATGTACTATCACAGCCTTCTAAGACCCACGTCAACAATTCTAGTTATGTCACATATTAGACTGCGGTCTCTTTTTTTGTCTCGTCAAGTGTACAAAAAAAACTTACTTACCTACAAAAGAAAGGCTGGTGCATTATGAATAACACACAACTTAGTGTGAGATTTAAGGACGGATCACTTGAGGCTAAACTAATCAATAATTTAACAACTTATGAATATATGTTAGAGAAATCTAACTATTATGACAATGTATCTCTTGAAGATATGGTTATTCTTGAAGATAGGATAATTAATGAATAAATATGATGATAAATGGGATAGAGAATTTAAGTTCATCAATGGTGTCTTAACTGTTGACGGATGTATGGATAGAATGAATCTAATTAATAGAGAAATTGAAGCAACTGAAAATTATTGGAAATATCAGCAGAATATGAGATATATACCATTAAAAGACAGTGATTGGAGTTTAAACTTATACATGAAGTTAAGTAAAGAAATTAAAGAAACAATGCAACCAACGGAATCTCTTGAGGAATTTATAGAGAATCTACTAACTAAACAGGAGGTGTGTGATGTGTAAAACAAATGAGAATGATAAAGCGTTTACGATTGAATTCTTTGAGAGCGCAAAGAAGAAGACTAAAATGTGTAAATTATACCATTGGGACTCTGGTAGCAAGCACGAAGTTAAGATAGGTGATAAACATCTAGTAGGATTTATGCAGAAAGACGGGAACTATGGTGTTTATAAGACTCTACCTAACAACGACTCAATCGATATATCTGATTTCTAAGTGAAAACTGGGAGAGTGAGACTTAATTGCTTTGCTTTCCCTTTTTTTGGTCAATCCTTGATGATAATGTAGAAAAATAAGGAGGTTTGTAATGCCCTTCACTAAAAACCACAAAATTAGGAGTAGACAAAATAGAATGATCAGGATGTGTAATCGATGTAATAAGCATGGAGTAGCAATATCAAATACTTCAGGCTTATGTCGATGGTGTAAAGATAGTATACATTATAGATTTATAGTAAATCATAATAGTATTTATATAAAAATAACCGCACAAGGAGGTGTAGGATGGGAAGATATTACAATGGAGATATAGAAGGTAAATTCTGGGTTGCAGTTCAATCCTCAACAGCAGCAGATAGATTTGGTGTTCAATACAGCGAACCTAATGTTGTGGAGTATCATTACGAAAAAGAAGACTTAGTAGGCGTTGAAGCAGAATTATAATGCTTGACTTACTACCCTATAATGATAAAATGATAAGGAGAAATGAATGAAAGTAATAGGTTTTATGAAACAATTTACTCTAGAAGATATGAAGAAAGATATTGTATTTTCTTCCGACGAGGAATTGAATTGTCTTAGAAGTGATGGAAAAGTAGCAGAGTATGATGAGAAGACATTAGTTGGTTATGGATTTGATGGAACAGAAATGTATAACTAAGGAGGTTAAAATGAGTAAAGAAGAATGTAAATATTGTCACGGGAAAGGATATTACTTAGTACAGACTGGACCTAATGATGTTGATAAAGAGTTATGTGAATATTGCAGCGAACCAATAACAAAAGGAGAACAAGATGGAAATGAT